TCATAAACAAGAATAGCCATTTAGCAGTAGATGAAATAGCTGATTGGCCATTTCCCGAACCCTTGGACAAATTGCGGGCGATTGTGCGATCAGCCGTTCCAGGCATGAAATGCCGGATGTTATTGACTGGTAATCCGGGTTCTAGGGGGCATGAGTGGTGTAAAGAACGCTACATTGACCCCGCTCCACCATTAACTATTTTCACTAACAGGTTTGGTTTGACCCAGTGTTATATTCCCTCTACTATCCGTGATAACCCGGCGTTGTTGGAGAATGACCCACTTTATATAAATCGTTTGCGTTCTTCAGGGCCAGCATGGTTAGTTCGGGCGTGGTTGGAAGGTGATTGGAATGTTGTGATGGAGGGGAAAGTATTTAAGCGTGATATGTTGTATCAGGGGCCGCTTCCTAAAGAAGTTCAACAACGCTTGGCAGAGGGAGAACGGGCGTTTGAGGTTTTTGATTATGTCTGTCATGCGTGGGACACTGCGATTAAAACTAAACAAGAAAATGATTATTCTGCTTGTTTGGTGATCGGTAAATATGGTGCTAAGTATTACATTTTGGATGCGTGGCGGGGAAAATTGCCTTTTGGTGAAGTTAAACAAATGATTAAAGTGTTTTATGAGAAGCACGGAGCCCATAGGGTTGTGATTGAAGATAAAGGTTCAGGTGAGAGTTTGCTTCAGGAACTGTATAGGGACCCGGTGATCCCAACCCCCCTGCTTTGGCCGGCCCATCCTAAAGGAATAGATAAAATTGCTCGGGCACATACTGTTACCCCCGTATTTGAGGCGGGTTTGGTGGTTTTCCCCTTAGATGAACCAAAAGCTGGTGACGTTTATAGTGTTGATTGTGTAAAATGGCTTCAGCCCCTTATGAACGAATTGCTGGCCTTTCAACCGGATTGCGCGCACGATGATTTTTGTGACGCCCTAATCTACGGCGTGGACTATTTAATCCACAAAGTCCTGTATAATAACCCAGACTCACAGGGCCCGCGATTGGCCTCTATTTACGGGCGGTAAAATGCTACAGAAACTCATACCTAAATTGAAATTGCCGGCGTGGGCCAGCAAGAGCGACCGCTATGTGAGGCTAACGGTATTGGACCGTTTTCTTGACGGCACCGTTTACGATGACTTGCCATCAGCTTATTACGATGAAAAAGATGAATCGGGGAACTACATCCCCATTGAGAACCGTCGCCCGTGTGTCCAATTCAACCTCCCCATGTATGTGGCTAAGACCACAGCACGCAAGTTGTTCGCTGGCAACCATACGCCTAAATTGATACATGACAAAGAGGAAATGGTCCAAAAGCTCAAGACCTTGGCTAATTCCAGTAATCTCTTTTACTTCATGTTGCAGGCGAGCATTTGGGGATCGGTGGGGTCAGTGTGCGCTACCTTTAAGATTGTGGAGGAGAAGTTTTTAATCGAGATATGGCGTTCCCGGTTTTGCTGGCCACAATTTGCTTTGGACGGGCAGTTAGAGGCATTGCGTATCGCTTATTTAGTACGGAATTTGCCTGCCGGTAAGGATGATGAGGGCGATGACATTATGCCGGATAAGCACTACTGGTTCATCCGCGACCTGGATGCTTATTCAGAAAAGAATTACGTTCCTATACGGGATTTTCGTTGGAATCCGGTTGACGGGGACAGCACTCGTCTGCATCTGCTCCCCGAGGATGCGGATGGTGAAGTGGAACACAATCTCGGCTTTATCCCAGCGGTATGGGGCATCAATTTAGCCGGGGGTGAGATGCCGGATGGGGCAAGTACGTTTGCCCCATCACTGAACATGGCTATTGATATGGATTACACCATGAGTCAGATAGGTCGTGGTGTGCGTTATAACGCAGCTCCTACGACCGCAATTATCGGTGAGATTCAAGACAGTGCGGACGGTAGTTACGACCGTTCAACAATGATATTGCACATGAAGGGAGGTGTTAAAGACGCCTCCGGTATGACGATTGGTGCTGGGGATGCCAAACTACTGGAAATGACTGGTGGTAGTGTGGACGCTTCCCTTAAGTACGTGGCGTTCCTGCGGAAGATGGCACTTGAGACCTGCGCAGCGGCCCGTAAGGACCCAACAACCACTAAGGGACCCATGTCAGGTAAGGCTGTGGAGGCGTTGGACGATCAGTTTGTGGACTTGGTGCAGGAACTGCGCACTTCGATGGGCGACACATTCATGCTTACCCTGATAAAGAAGATGCTGTTGGCAGGGATTGCAATTAAGCACCCATTGTGTGCGGGGATGAAAGAATCTGATATTGAATCCATTGGGGTGGTCTGGAAACGGGCATTGCCAACCCCGCCGGAGGCGTTGGTGCAGGTGGCCTCTGCTGTGCAGACGTTGGTGGATTCTGGCATGTTGGACCCTGAAATGGGCAAGAAATTTGTCCACATGACGTTGGATTTGGACGCCCTTGACGCTCAGGAAGCGGTGACTAACGTGACTAATTCCGGGGCGCGGCCCGAGCCCACACCCGATGACGTTAGTACACCAAAGCCACAATCTGTTACCACAGGCGGCAACTTTTCATCTACAACTGTTGATGGGCCCCTGGATTCCACACCCCACCGTTAATTAAGGAACAAGCATGGACGCAATAGACCCAACCGCAGCTACAGTAGGCGTAAAATATATTTACCGGGGGGACGAAATCCGTGGCCCCATTCATAAGATCACCCTGACCATACCCAAAATGGGGAGTAAGGGCTGGGTACTAGAGCAATTTGGTAACTACTTGCTAGAAGATGGCCCTGGCATCTTGCGCGGTCTCGCCTGTACCCACACTGGCTCTGGGTCTTTGGAGTTGATTGACGGTATTGTGGATGAGGCAACTGGTTTTTACCCCACGGATATTGCGGTTCTGCAGAATCATCTCCACCCAAAATATCATGCCTGTAACGGGCGGCGCGTGTTCTTTTCCAGTGGTTCGGTTATGGGGATGTGGTATTTGGGTATTGGTTTTCATCATGGTTTAACTCTACACGCCAGGGGCGGTCCCTCTGCTGCTCCTCCCTGTGTCACTATCATTTGGGATAAACAAACTATTATTAAGGCTTACTGAAGCGTCAAAGCTAAAAATGTCACTAACTAAAAGGGGATTATCTTTATGATGATTGATCCGTTTAAGATTAAGGATATGTATGTGGGGACAGAGCCTGCTTCTCTCATGCGTGGTTGCCAGATTGACCAATGTGGCCAATTCCGGCTCTCTCGTCGGGACTGTGAATTGCACTCCGTCAAAGTCATAACCCAAGGCAGTTCCGGCTTTATTGAGCTGTCGGACTGGAGTGGCCGGCCCCTGTGGCGGCAGCCCTCATCTTTTAGCGGGAGCTTTGTCTTGGGTTGTTTTGCTGAACACGGCTTAGTTATCATGCAGGAAATGGCCGTCCCTGCAAGTATTGCTATTTCATGGAGAGAAGAAGATGAACTTCTTATCTAGGATAACTGCTAAAAGTTCGGGGATGTCGCTTGTATGAGAATTGAAGTACTGGCACCGTGTTTGGGGGTAGCAGCCATGCGGTTGGCTGAGGAGGGTGCGGTTGTAGAAAAAGAGGCTATAATCATGCAGATTGAGGTAATGAAGTTTTTTTATGATGTCCCAGCCCCGGCTACCGGAAAAGTTCAATGGCTGGTAAAATTGGGGCAACTTGTTGAAATGAACCAAGTTTTGGCTTATATTGTTGTCACGTAACCGAGAAGAATAAACATGGCTGGACAAATAGACGGCACAGTTTTAATGAACGAACCCTGCGCTTATGTGGGCGCTTTTAAACGTCAGATTCTTTTAGTCACGCTCACCACAGTAGCTGACAACAGCGTGTGGATTGATGCGTCGGATTTACTTTATTTCACAATCGAATTTGCGGGCACAGCCACTTCTTTGGCTGCGCAGCTTTTTGCTACTAATTCCCAAGCCGTTCCGGCTACTGGTGCTGGTGGCACTGCCGTTGGCGCCGCGATTACAACCAACGGCATATACACTTTCACTGGTCCCTATCGGTGGATCAATCTTCGTGTTACCTCCGTAACTGGCGGCAACACGCAAGCAGTTTTACAAGCTCTCACACAATAACAAGGACGTAGAAAATGCCTGAAGAAATCAAGGACGATAAGACTTCCACTACTGGTGGAACCACAAAAGATGCCAAACAACTAAGTGATTCTGAAAAGAAGCTTGTTGAGTTGGAAGCCGAGAAACAGTCGCTTGTAGCAGAAGCCCGTGGTCTGCGCGAGAAAGGCCGTGAGAAGGACACCAAGCTGAAGGAAGCTGAGGACCGCCTTGCTGAAATTGAGGCAGCCAAGCTCAAGGAGCAGGGCCATTACAAGAAGCTCTATGAGGAAACCCTCACCAAACTGGGGGAGGTTTCCACATCTGCCAAGCGTAAGCTGATCCGGGCTGAGTTGCGGGCAGCCGTAACGGAAGCTGGGGCGACTGACACTGACGTAGCCCGCCTTATTGATACCGATGACCTGCTATTGGTTGACGATGACGAAGATTTGAGTGAGGCCATCAAGGACAAGGTTGCACGGCATAAAGAGCTGAAGCCCACGTTCTACAAGGCCCCCGCGTCCAATGACGATGTTTCAGGGGCTGCCGGAGATGATAGAGGAACTAGAACTTTATTTACCGGGTCTCGCAGGCCTACGCTTCAGCCGGCTGGTAAAGAGCCAAAACTAGATGCACGCAGCCTTCCTAAAAAAGACTATGAGGAAGCGAAGCGGGCACATTTGAAAGAGTTGCGCAATCAGCAGCCCCGTCGTTACTAAGTTGGGGGCTTGACAGGTTTAAAAAAAGTTTTATGATTGTTGTAACTTCTTGATTGTAGTGATATTCTATTAAGCGAATAGGGCGGCGGACCCGCCCTTAAAGCTCTCAAAAAGAGTGAGTCTAGGCAGAATCAAACTCTGCTGGCCAGGTGCCGAAAACAAACAAATTTAACGGCAACTGAGAGCATAACAAAATGGGCATCAACAACTTCCCCGCCGCACTAGTCGCAACCATTCAAACTGGGTTCTTGGACCGCGAGTTTGAGGAAGGTTTGGACTCACTCCTCGCCTATCGTCTGTGCGCTTTGCAGGAAACGATCCCTGCGCGTATCGGTGAAACACTGACACGCACTCGTAAGAGTCGTTTAAACCCGGTTACCACCCCGCTGGTTCCCAGCGCCGTATCGGCCAACATTGATAACAGCTTGATTCCATCATCGTTTACGGTGGAGCAGTATTCATTCACCGTGTTTGAATACGCTGGCACCTTCGATGTGGACCTCTTGGCGGAAATGGTGGGTATCGCTGACCAGATGATTGTGGGCAGCCGTAATAACGGTGTTCAGGCCGCACAGTCTCTGGAACGGCTTGCCAAGCAAGCTCTGTTTGCCGCTTACAACGGAGGCAATACCTACGTGCGCACCGATCTCGGTGTATCCAGCACGACTACTTGCCACGTTGATGATGTTCGTGGCTTCCAGAACGTGCTTGTCAATGGTGTTGTGACGCCGGTATCCGCGGGCAATCCTTTGACTGTACTTGAGCAGCCCGCTGTAAGTGGTGGTCTGACTCAGACTCTTAATGTGACTTCTGTGGTTGCAGACGGCTCTAGCTCGTCCATCTACCCCGGTTCTGTGCTTGGCACAACCGATGGTCTTTCGGGTGTGCTGACTTTCACTGCGGCTGCGGCCCCAGTGACGGGTGACGCCATTGTGGCCACCTCTGCCCCACGGGTATTTCGTCCGTCCGGCAAAATCACTACCACCCAGCTTGCTGCGGGTGATGTGCTGACTATGGGGTTGGTACTGAACGCTGTCGCGTATCTTCGTGACAATGGTGTGCCGGCCATGCCAGATGGCAGCTACAAGTGCATCTTGGACAATAGCTCCATGCGCGCACTGTTCGCTGACCAGGACTTCAAAGTGCTATTCGCTGGTCGTGACATGACAAGTGAGTACCGCTCGGCTGACATCGTGAGCATGCTCGGCGTCGAGTTTATCCCGACGACTGAAACCTACGTTCAGCTCCCAAGCACTACTCCTACACCTAATCTCGCGGTTACCGTGCGCCGGCCTATCATTATTGGTGCTGAGGCTCTGCTTCAGGGCACCTTTGAGGGTTTGGAGCAATTCATCAATCGTCCGGGCTTTGAGCCAATTGGCTATGTGATGATGGTCAACGACGTAGCGCAGATTGTGCGCCCGCCGTTGGATCGCTTGCAGCGTACTTGTTCCATGACCTGGACGTGGGTTGGTGGGTTTGCGGTTCCGTCCGACTTGACGGCCACAACCTCCATCATTCCAACAGCCAGCAATGCGCTTTTCAAGCGTTGCACGATATTGGAAATCCAAGGCTAATCGTAGTAATCTACAACGAGTCCCCGGAGTGTAAAAGCTCCGGGGTCCGTAAAACGAAAAGGTAAAAGGCAATGGCAACAGGTTCTCGTTCGATTAAAGAAAGCATCCGCAAGGGTTCGCAGAAGCGTTATAACCCTTCCATGCACGCTCCCGGTGACGGCAGCGTTCGTGTGGGTTACGGTACTCCTGGCAACGTGTATGGTGGTGACCGCAGCGCGATTAAGTTCGCTGATGCGCAGGCCCCCATTGGTGGTCCTGCCAAGCAGGAATCCAGCCGTAAGCGGTACACCAAAGAGTAATCAATGGGCAAATACTGCGGTTTCGGCGGCAAGAAAGCCTCAAACCTCAAGCGCCCTGAGAAGCCTCTTTTTGAAGCGGATTTTTCAGAGCGTTTCGTTCCCGGCTGGGATTTAGTTCCTGGCATGGGTCAGCGCAGTGAACAGGTAGTTAATCGCTACAAGCGTGGTTCCAACTTCCATCCGCATGCAGTGCGTTCGGGTGAGAGTCGGAAGTAACAGGACAAGAACATGGGACAGCCATTACAGAGTTTCTACAATGCGATTCGGGCTCAGAACCCGATGCTGATGCCCACTTTTGACCCCGTGACTAACGGTGTGGGTGTGGCTTCCAGCGCAACTTCGATAGGGCATCTGCCCCCTGATTTGTTCTTGTCACAATTCCCGCGTGTGGCCAGCACCACCCCTGCGGTTGTGACGGTTGGTGGTACTGTTGCGACCAACGATGTAGCTACGATCACTTTCTCCAATAACATTTTCCCCGCTGCTGGTGGTATTTCTGTCCTGACCCCGGTAGTTGTGACTTATACCCTGAACGGCACGGACACTACTTCTACAACTGCTGGTCAGTTGGCTCGGGCGATCAACGCCAATCTTACTCTGCAGCAGTTCGGTTTCTACGCGACTGCTGATGAAACTGCGGCTGTGGTCAATATCTTCCAGCAAAGCTCAGTGGGTTCGTTTACCACTCTCAGTTCAGGTGGCACAGGCTCATTGACTGTGGTTACCAGTGTTCAGATTGCCGGTGGTTCCGGTCCAATCATTCCGCTGTTTAACTTTGAGTTTGATTTTGGCACCTATAACTTGACCAATTTCTACAAGGGCATCCCAGAGAACCTGGGCTACACCCAAATCGCGGCGCTAGTAAACGCGGGCTATCCAATCTACTAATCAAGGGAGGCAAAATGGATTTTGCCGTTGAAAAGACTGAAGTTGCAACGAAGCGCCCCCGTGGTCGTCCACGCCAGCTCGCCGTTGAAACCATAGTTACCCCAGAAGTCGCCCAACCTTCAGAACCTACACAAGCTCCTCGTTATGTGGTTACACACAATGCGATGGCGGGCTTTGACGGTAGTGGGCTGCACCAATTTACAGCCGGTGACATTATTGAGGATTGGTGGACCATAAACCAACTTTTGAAGGTCAACGCCAATTTTGTTTCTCTTATGAATGAAAACACCAAGATTGTGACCTGCCCCCACTGCCGACATAAGTTACCTATCTTGTAATCTGTTAAA